TCTCGTCGCCGGCGGACCTGGCCGGCGGCATCGTCGACGCGGTGGTGAACCTCTACAACACAAGCGCCGGCGGCGTCGGCAACATCCTGCGGGCGCTGGACTGGGGCCGGCAGTTCCCACCCATCACCCTGAACACGCCGCTGCGCCGCCAGCAGGCCCGTAACCAGGCCGCCATCCGCGACCTGGCGCAAGTGGCGGGCGCGGCCTCCGGCGCGGAGAGCCTGGCCGACACCGAGTTCCCCAGCCAGCAGGAGGCCGGCGAAGCGCTGGACGCCATCAACGACGTGATCGACGGCGTGCAGAGCAACACCGACCCGGAAGGCAACCCGATCGACGACACCGTCTACTACCGCCTGCAGGATCTGCGCGCGGCCGTGGTAGCGGATATCCGCGAGCGTGGCCTGCGCCTGCCGGAGGTGGCCAGCCACACCCCGGCCACCACCATGCCGGCATTGCTGATCGCCCACCGTCTGTACGGTGACGCCACCCGCGAGGCCGACATCGTCACCCGTAACCGGATCCGCCACCCTGGCTTCGTGCCGGGCGGCGAGCCGCTGGAGGTGCTGCGCGATGTCTGAGGCGATTCTCAAGGTCGGCGGCCGCCGCTTCGCGGGCTGGAAGTCCATCCGCTGCACCCGCAGCATCGAGCAGGCCGCCAACGCCTTCTCCCTGGACGTGACAGAGCGCTGGCCCAGTCAGCCGGACCGGTGGCCCATCCGCAAAGGCGACGCCTGTGAGCTGATCCTGGACGGCAGCACGGCGATCACCGGCTACGTGGACCGCCGCCGTCCCAACTTCGGGGAAGAGACCAGCGGCTTGACGGTGAATGGCCGCGACCGCGCCGCCGATATCGTCGACAGTTCCGCGCGGCGGCCGGGCAGCGACTACAAGACCGGCGACTTGGGCAGACTGTCCCTGCCGGCGCTCGCCCGGCTGCTCTGCCAGCCGCACAACGTGAGCGTGAACGTGGCCAGCGGCCTGGACGTGGGCGCCGCCTTCGGCAACTGCTCGATCGACCCGGGTGAATCCGTGTGGGAGTGCATCGAGCGCTACGCCCGCCAGCGCGCCGTTCTGGTGATGAGCGACGGCCGTGGCGGCCTGCTGCTCACCCGCGCCGGCGTCGACCGCAACCCCAACGCCCTGATCGAGGGCGAGAACATCGAAAACGCCGAGCTGGACGACGACGACAGCGAGCGCTTCTCGCAGTACGTGGCCCTCGGCCAGAGCGAATCCACCGAGAGCTGGAACGGCGCCCAGGCGCTGCACGCCAGCGGCGCGGCCAACGACCCGGCCGTGCGCCGCAACCGCTTCAAGCTGGTCACCGCCGAGACGCTGGCCACCGGCGTGACCCTCGCCGATCGCGCCGCCTGGGAGCGCGACGTCCGGCGCGGCCGGGGCCGCAGCATCGTCATCACCGTGAGCGGCTGGTCCGCCAACGGCCGCCTCTGGCAGCCCAACGAGCGGGTGCCTGTGCGCATCCCGCGCTGGGACATCAACGCCGAGCTGCTGATCAAGACGGTGACCAACACCAAGGACGAAAGCGGCACCCGCTCCGAGATCACCGTGGTGCCCAAGGACGTCTACAGCCTGATCGCTATGGCGCCGGCGGAAGGCGACGAGCCCGTAGCGGAGGCCTGGTGATGCGCATGCTTCAGCTGATCCAGCGCCTGGCGTCGGCGGCCCGCATTCTGCGCACCGACGACAGCACCCAGATCCAGGTGGTGCAGGTGGAGATCCTTGGGGGCGAGATCCGCAACGTCCAGCGCCTGCAGGACTACGGCATCACCAGCGTGCCGCTGGCAGGCTCCGAAGGCATTGCGCTGTCCCTGAACGGCCAGCGCGGCCGCACGGTGATGATCAAAGCCGACGACGCCCGCCACCGCCCGGTGGACCTGGAGCCGGGCGACACTTGCCTATACACCCACGAGGGCACCGTGGTGCACCTGCAGAAGGGCCGCAAGGTGCTGGTGTACGCAGCCAACCAGGTGACGGTGAAATCGGCTGACATCGTCTTTGACGGCCCCGTGCGCTGCCTCAAGACGCTGAGGGTGGCGGACCTGATCACCGGTGAGAAAGGTTTGGACGTCTCCGGCGCGGCCGCGACGATCAACGAAGCCACGATCAGCCAGGCCGGCAACCTCACCACCGCGCAGGGCACGTCGGTCGATGGCCACCGCCATACCGATTCCGAAGGCGGCAACACATCCACCCCGATTTAGGAGCCGGCATGCTGCACCTGAAGTCGTTCAGTCCTGACGATGGTTCCCCACCACGGTTTGATATCAGCCTGGACGGGACCGGTACGGCGCTTGAAACCGGCGTGCTGCTGTCGCTGTTTCTGGACCGTCGCGCGGACGCCGACGACGACGTGCCCAAGGGTGCGGACCGCCGGGGCTTCTGGGCCGACGTCTACGAGGACAACGATCACACCGGCTCGAAGCTGTGGCTGCTGCACCGCAGCAAGACGATCCCCGACGTGATCCGAGACGCCCAGTCCTTCGCCGAGGACGCGCTGGAATGGATGCTCCGCGACGGTGTCGCCTCACGGATTCAGGTCACGGTCGAGCGCGACGGCACCTACACCATGCGCCTCACGGCCGTGATCGACGCCCCGGACGGCGGCCGCTACCAAAACACCTGGCGCAACATCACGTTTTTATAGGACCGTAAATGCCCTTTGAACGCCCGCACATCGCACAGATCAAAGCCCGGATCGAGGCCGACGTCCAAGGTCGCCTGGTCGCGGGCGATCCGCGTTTGCGGCGCGACCTGGTGCGCATCCTCGGGCAGATGGAAACCGGGGTTGCGCATGGCCTGCACGGGCGCCTGGCATGGCTGGCGGAGAACCTCCTGCCCAACACCTCGGACCCCGACATGCTGGCCGCCTGGGCGACCATCTACGGGGTTCCGCGTCTCGGTGCCACCACCGCACGCGGCCCGGTAATGATTTACGGAATGGACGAGCTGACCCTGCCTAGCGGCAAGCTGATGCAGGACAGCGACGGCATTCAATATCAGCTCGACGCCGGCGTCACCCTGAGCCAGTTCGTTGCCACCGGCGACGTCACGGCCGTTGAGCCTGGCGCCGCCGGCAACGCCGACTCCGGCCAGACGCTGACGCTGCTGGACCCCGAGCCGGGGGTGAACAGCCAGATCGTCGTCAAAGCGCCCGGCCTGACCGGCGGCGCCGAGTTCGAGAGCGTCGAAGCGTGGCGCGCCCGTCTGCTGCAGCGGATCCAGCGCCCACCGCAAGGCGGCAGCATCGCCGACTACGAAAGCTGGGCCCGGGCCGCGCACCCCTCGATCACCGATGTCTGGCCGCGCGATGCCACGCCCAGCGCAGGTTACGTCACCATCTACTGCATGGCGTACGGCAGCACCGAAACCGGCGCCCCGGACCCGACGGTGATCCAGGCTGTGGAGGACTACATCCAGCAGGAGCGGCCGGTCCAAGCGCGATTCTATGTGCTGGCGCCGCTGCTCAAGAGCATCGACATGACGATCGCCGTCAACCCCGACACTGAGGCGGTACGGACGGCGGTCCAGGAGTCGTTGAAGGACCTGTTCCAGCGGGAAGCGGCGCCGGGCGAGACCATCCCTCTCAGCCACGTCACTGAGGCCATCTCGCTCGCCACCGGCGAATACGACCACACCATAAACCTCCAGCAGTCCGATCTCGCCACCACCAGCGGTGAGATCCTGGTGCTGGGCGACATCACCTGGTTGGCGCTATGAACGCTTACGTTGATCAGCTCCTGCAGCTGCAGCCACCCGGCATGGCCCTGACCACCGACCCGGAATCCGCGTGGGTCAAGCTGCTGGAAGGCGTCGCCACCGAGTTCGCCCGCATCGATGCGCGGTCGGAGGACCTGGTCGCGGAAGTCACGCTCGCGCCCACCGCCAACGAGCTGCTGGACGCCTGGGAATCCATCGTCCAGGAGCCCGTGGTCGGCGATCTGGGTACCGGCACCAACGCCGAGCGCGTCGCCGGCATCAGGTCCGCGCTGGCGGCCGTCGGCGGCCAGTCGGTTTCTTACTTCATGGACATCATCCGCCAGTTCAATGTGCCGGCGGATATCCAGGAGTGCCGGCCGTTCGAGGTGGGCCGCGACGGCATGGGCGACCCGGTAGGCGGCGAGGAGTGGCTCTACATCTGGCGGGTTCTGCTGCGGGAATACGTGCCTGCTGAAACAGTTCAGGCGATGACGCGGATCCTCAACAAGCACAAGCCCGCCCACACCATCGTCACCGTTCGCTTCGAGATACCGCCGCCGACCGACCAGCAGAGCTGGTATCTGCTCGCCGGCTTCACCGCACAATGAGGGTACTGACATGAATAAGGTGTTCGACAACCAAACCGCAGACGGCACCAGCACCACCTTTAAGCACCTGGGCAGCAGCCGGGTGCTTAACGTCTACGTGGCCGGCTCACTGGGGGGCGGAACGGTCGTGGTCGAGGCCCAGACCCCCGACGAGGCGGAGTGGGTCCCGCTCGCCGGCGGCGAGATCATCGAGCCCGGCATGCACGCGGTGTTCGCCGCGCCTTTCGTTGGGCGTTTATCTCTCTCAGGCGCCACAGCGGCCTCTGTCGACGCCTGGATCGAAACCGACGACAGCGTCGCTCAAGACCGCGTCTACGAGGCGTAAGCCATGCTGAGGAATGCTGTTCTAACGCCCTTTAACAACCCACTCCGCGAGCCCGCGCCGAGAGGCAGTTACAGCGGGCTGGACCTGGACTTTGTGAACCGTAGGTTCCGCGTAGGCGGTCGGCTGGTGCCGTTCGAGCGCATAATCTCGCTTTCGGCTCCAAGCCCAAGGTGCGTATGGAACGCTCAGGGCCGGCTTGTTGAGGTGCCGGCGGGGCAGCCTGCGTGGGATCACGATCCGATTACTGGCGAGCGCCTGGGGCAGCGCATGTGGCCTGACGCGACGAACTATCAACCAGATTGGTCTATGTTGGGTGGTGGTGGGACAGATTCGGGAGCAACCCTGGAGCCTGTCGAAGAACAGAACCCCTACGGCAATGCAGTTCTAAAAGTTAGCCAGGCTGTCAGCGCCAGCCAATTTTATGTTTATAAAACCGGGCTGATGGCTCAAGAAGGCGGGGCCAACACATTTACGTTCGCGGTTAAGCCGGGACCAGGCATAAAGACGATAGGTTCGGAGACATCTTCCAGTGCGGCTCTCTATTTCCGCTACGATGTGGACACTGGAGAGATTAACAAAAGAACAGACAATGATGTTGTCGTAAAAATCCGTAAGTTCGGCTTTATCGAATTTTCGGTCTCTACGTTAAATTACCCCAGCACCGTTGAATTGACCGCTGTAGTAGCCGCCCCCAGGTCCCTTCCGGGTGCAAAACCAGAAGATTATTTTCTTACCACAGCTTGGAACTACAACCACTCTGATCAGTTTGAGGGCCATATCATCACCAATGGGGGGGCGCTCGCTCGCTCCGCTGACGTTGCTGCAATTGAGAACGTGGATACTGCGCCGTGGTTCGGTAAAGAAGCGGGTTGGTTTCTGCTTCGGGTTACCCCTTATCAAAATCAGACCCAAGACGGGTACCTTTATTCTGATGTTAACCAGAGACTTCTTTACAACTCCGCGGGTAGGTTTCGAATGTATGACGGCGAAAACACTACCTCCCCCGGAGCAACAATCGAGCCAGGAAAGAAGTATGTCATTTGCGGCACGTGGAGTGCGGCGGAGTCAAAAATGAAACTGGCAATTGCAGGAGAACCGTTGGTTCTGGAAGGCCTTTACAATGGCTCTTTTTCCGGCATGACCGCCCTTCCGATAATGAGAAATAATCCTTCAAGAACTACTAATTCAAGTGTGGCGGCTCTCAGATTCGGAAAGCAATTTCTTGCTAATGAAGAGATGCTGAAAAAGGTGGCATCGTGAGCCAATGGCAACCCCTATATCTGCGCGCCCCTGATGAAGCGGCAATGAAGAATACCCTGGACGCCGCCGGCCTGGTCGGCACCGACCCCGAGACCGGAGACCAGGTGGTGGGCGGTGATCCGTTCCACATCCGCGTGACGGTGCTGCCCCCGCTTCACGAGCCCACCGGCGCAATGATTGACGATGGCGAGGATTTCGAGTACCCGGAGATGACACAGGTACCGGGTTACCACGTCAATGTTCTGGTGCACCAGAGTGAAGAAGCCCACTACAGAGCAGCGCTTTCCGCAGTTCTTCTGGAACCAGAGCCGATAACGCCTCTGGTTAACTGGATGGGATACTGATATGCAATACTATTTCCACGAAACCGCCACCGCCAATGGCCTGTTTACCGACGGCGACGACAAAGCAGTACCTCCGTTACCTCGCACGCTCCTCCGCTCGAGTGTGATGAACATGCTGCTCACAGAGCTCTGCAACCTCGTAGAGGGAGCGGGCCTGACCCTGGACGGGGAACAGCTCGACCAGGTCTTTAACTCGATCCTGGTGCTGATTAATAATGGCGGCGCCGGGCGGGTCGGCGAAGTCATCACGATGGCAAAATCCGGCTTCTCAGATCCACCCGCCAATTGCCTGCCGATGGATGGCGCCCTATTAAATCGGTCTAGCTATCCGGAGCTATGGGAGTTCGCGCAAACAGAGGCCCGCCTGGTGTCGGATTCGTCGTGGAATGGATCACTCAGCAACCGGCCATCATTTTCCTCTGGAAACGGTTACAGCACCTTCCGCGTCCCGGACGTTCGCGGCCTGTTCCCTCGCTGGTGGGGCGGTGCCGGCACCTGGGACAACGGCAGAACAGCCATGACGATGCAGGAGGATGCGATAAGAAACATCACCGGTAGCATCGCGCCCTTGACCGTCTACAACTCCACGCCCACTACCTCCGGGGCGTTTACCTATGTACAGGACAGCATCTCTCAGGGCTTTGACCTCAGTGTACAGGATGCGAGATACGAGCTCGATTTCGATGCGTCCAATGTAGTGCCCACTGCCTCAGAGAACCGCACCGTCAACGCCGCCTTTCCGGCCTTTATCCGCTACCGGAGCGCCGCATGAGCAAAACCATCTATCACTTCAGCCCCTTAACCGGCGAATACCTCGGCGACGGCTTGGCGCTCCGCGATCCGGTCGAACCAAAGTATTTCCTGATGCCGGCGGACAGCACCGACCAGTCGCCGCCGGAGTCCGGGGAGCACCAGGCAGCAGTCTTCGATCGTGAAGGTCAAGAGTGGTCACTGGTCGATGATTGGCGAGGCTATGAGTACTGGACCGAGGATGGCCAGCAGCATCGAATCGATACCCTGGATCAGGCGCCGCCGGCAGGCGCCCTGGACGCTCCCCCGCCACCGCCGCCAGAGCAGGTGGCCGAGTCAAAGCGTTCGCGCCGGAACGGGCTTCTGAGAGCTTCAGATTGGACCCAGCTACCTGATTCTCCGCTCTCTCAGGCCCAGCGGGACGCCTACCGGGACCACCGCCAGGCCCTGCGCGACATCACCGATGATCCGGCATGGCCCGATGTGACGCTTCCGGAGCCCCCAGCGCTGTGACCCTCGTCTCAGACCAAGCGTCGTTGTGTCGCAAATTTTGCAGCGCGTTACACAAAGCCGCTTTTCCCGGTAATCCGCGATGAACCAAAAAAAAGGGGCTGCCTTTTGGCAGCCCCTTTTGTTTGGCGGAGAGGGTGGGA